CCTCCACCGCCTCCACCGGTACCGTCATCAGCGGCTGTAATACGACCAAACTGATCTACAGTTAGGTTAGTATTTATGTAGCTTCCTGGAACAACACCAGTATCTGCAAGCTGTGCTGTAGGGTTTCCAGATACACCATCGCCATTTAGTATTTCAATCTCACCAACAGTTCCGACAAGGTTTCTGGTAATCCACCCGATACTTGTGCGAATAGCTAAACCTGTTCCAACTACAGATGCGAGTCTAACCAAGCTACTATTAATAATATCAATCTTGGCTTTTACTTGAACAAACCACTGAGTCCATGTTGATCCAAAGTGACTCTTATCCTTATCAAATATAGGGCTCTGACTCGGAACAGGTGGCATTTTATCTGAGCTAGTACCCATCAGATAACTCCAAGATCGTATTGAACTTCTACAGCTTGAATACGGAAATGACAATCCTTTTCATGCCTAAAGTGAAAAGCTCTCTTAGAAAAAGTTCCAAGCTCCGACATTATAGGACGTTTCTGCCCAAGGAAAAAATATCTAGGTTTAGACCAAGTCTGATAATCATCATCAGAGTATTGCATCATAAGCATACTTCCAGTGACCTGATCCCCTACGATTTCCATCATAGACAGACTTTTGCCTCTACGAGTACTAGCATCAAATATTGGAGTGTAGATGTCTACAACAATAGGCTCACTAGCTCCATCGCTGAAATAAGCAGAGTCCATGTAATAGAGACGGCCATCACTTTCATGTTGTAATACATGACGACCCTGCGAGTCATATGTGCTAGCAACTATAGGGAAGTAATTACCATCTGAATCTGTCCACTGATCCCAACGATTTTCTACAATATCATAAGCTAATGTTAAGTTAAGTGACTTTACAGTCAGCACATAAAATGAGTGACCATTAATTTTAATCTGCCAAGACATAACCTGTCCGGCAGCAAGACTAGCATTCTTTAACAAACGATCAATAGGAGCTGTAGATATAATAGAAAGCCCAAGACGCTCCATCTTTGCCACTTGAATCTGAGCAGATTCATTAGTACTAATCCAGAACAAAACATCATCAATACGCTGAATACTATCGGCAGAAGCACACCCATAACTCTGCTTGGACCCTTGAACATTGCCAAGAGGAGAGCCCTGAGCATTGCCTGCATCAAAGAAAACTTCAGTTGACCAACTGTTAAAGGCTACTACATATACTAACTGTCGGTTTAGAGCAACACCTGGGTCCGGTTCCATCTGAGCACTGATGAAGTTCAAGGCGTTCCAGTCACCTGCCTGTGATACTGAGTTAATGGCACTACCCCAAATAACAGCTTCAGGGTTCATCACATACTGAGCACCATTCAAGTAAGCCCAGCCCTTAACAGTTGTCTGCGGATAGGAAACATTGATGGAATGAAGGTTTGCTGACAGCCCATTAACAACGTCGTAAGCATACCCTTGCTTACCGTTATTTAAGACCATCTTATGCGTAGCTCCGAGAATCGAAGAAAACTGATAAACACCTCCAGTATTATCTAGACCAGTAGCTACTTGCACTCCATCCCTATAAAAAACTCCATCAAAAACAGAGTATACAGAACCTTCCCAGAAGAAAACACCCTGCCCAGATTTTCCATCTGCTATTACGCCAGCGCTAAAAATGCCAGGGCGCTTGCAGATAAAAATATCGCCAGTTGATGTATCTGTTTCCAGATAGCAATTTACTAATCGAGCATCTGTATTAGTGCTACTTCCACGATTAGACGTGGAGACTACAAGAGGTAGCCTCGACGGAATCTGCATTGTAGGATATTGAGGCATTACCTGAACTTCCCAACATTACCGTAGAAAAGAGAGTTCACATGGAATCTTGTAGAAGCATCTTCCACATCCCAATCTTCGAGTACGTTTCTATATGCCATAGCACGAGCTGAGCATCGATCCATAATAGCTTGAGGCTGTCCCGTGCAAATATCGTCAGCAAGTCCCCATCGAAGTGCCATACGCCACTCCTGCGGAAGCATAGTATTCTGCTCTAAATTATTGGGATTTGCAGCTGCTGTCTGCATTAGCAAATGCACAGTGTTCTGAGCTTCCGTAATATCAGGAGTATTCCAGAAACTAACATACAGGAAGTCAGATTGCTTATCTACAAAGTATGAACTGATCATACTATTATTTCCGGATACTTGAGATAAGCGCATCCAGTCATCCCAAGCGAGTGTCGAGATAGGGCGTCGTACACCACTTGATGTCAGCACATAGCCTTCTAAAACTCTAGAAGGTTTAGGCATATCTACGTCTCCACCTATACCAAAGGAATATTTAGACTTTCCTTCAGTAAGCGTGATAGAGATATCTTGGAGTAGAAAAAGCTTAAGCCCCTGTGTCTGTAAAACATTAATGAGATCGCAGAGACGCCGCATATTAGTGCTAAGCTGCTCGGAGTTAGGCTCATCACCTAACCCGAGCAATCCCGCATCGTGCATAGCATCACTGATAACGCCGTAAACAGTGTTTGATACAGATGCGGTCACAACTCACCTCACGAATTAGACTTGATAAAAGAGATGTAAAGAGTGTAAGCGCTCGTCCCACCGTTAAGAAGAATATCTCCAGTTACACCAGCACCTGCATTATTAGGAATACCGGCAGTACCCTCAAAGCACATATCAGCGTCGTTGCTGCCATTTAGATTTAGGAAAATTTCTGGGGATGTTGCATCCCACTTTAGTTCCATAGAATCTGCAGGGTCCAAGCTATAGGTTATTTTCTTTAGCCGAACACGAGTACATGGAGGGTTTAGAGCAGAGACATCTACAATTTTTGCATCAATCTCTGCCCCAGTGCCGGTGACTTTGATAATGTAATTCCTAAAACCCTCTTCAATCACCTGCACAGTAGCCATGATTAGCGCTCCTTTGCAGCAAGGATGTAATCAAGAGTCATGCTCTTAGCTACAGCTTCCCCATTCTGAATGCCGAAAGATACAGTCAGAGAAGAATCCGGGAGATATGTAGCAGATGCATCAAGACGTGCAACTAGCACATCATTCACATAAGCAAACACAGTCTGCTTACCATCAAACTCAAATCCAAGAGTAATGAAGGTATTATCAACTAGCTCAGCAATATCAGAGGTGGAGTCACTTCCAGTCGTTGTATCTTTCCTGACATACAGATCGATGTGAGTATCACCATCGTCCTTCTGAAAGTAGATACCATCAGTAGCATCCAGCGGGCTAGTATCTGTGATAATAAGCCCAAGCTGCATGGCAGATTGAGTAGCATCACTGATCTTAAAACGAGCCTTGAAGAAGGCACGCTTACCAGCTTCCATGAGAAAACCCTGTTTAACCAGCTGGTTAAACACTGCATCACTCACACCAGCACTATTTGTAGTTAGGAGCAAACCTCCATCACCGTCAGCCAGTGCTTGGGTGCCAGTACCAGTCTTAGAAACAACCCAATCGCTGGCTAGGTAGGTATTAAAGTCATTAAAGTACGTGTGAAACTTCAACGGGTCAGGCTGGCCCATGTTACCCAGACAAGTACGAGGAGCCGAATTAGTTACACCAGAAGGAAAACGAGTAGTGCCCATGTAAATCTCCAAGGAATAACGCCAAAAAAGGCGTGGCCCCCACAAGCAGGCAGGGCCACGTTATTCACTAATGTTCCAAATTGGAACATAACTTACCGACGCTTAATACCTCGAACGCCACCGCCGGCAGGCATCATACGAGCCCTGGGACCACCAATAGCCGCTCGCCCAGGAGCAGGAGTGCCGGTACTAACCGGGGGAGCCTTTCCTGCTCGGCCACGAGACGTACTAAGCATTCCCAACTTATTAACCCCTACCTTACTGTTCACTTTGTTGGTAATGTTAACAGCTTTCTTAGCATCTTTGAAAGGCTGAGTAGCCACCTTAGTGCTAATACCAACAGATTTCTTGAGCATCTTCTTAAGAAATCCCATGATGCATCTCCTTACGGGCTATTACTACCATAGAGGCCACGAGGATCAGTACAGCCGACGCTAAAGCGCATATAAGTAGCCGCCTTAGCATTCTTAGTATCGAAATCATTATCCTGATCAAATGCAGGTTTATTACGCCAGAAGAACGTCATTCCATTAGGCACATTAGTACGAACAAACCACGCTCCCATAGAAGTGAAATAGTGGTTCATCTTAATGCCCTTGGGGAAAGCATTGGTAGCCTTCAAGACATTAATCGCATTGTTAGCCGTATCAGATTGCAGCACCGATTTCAAGATACGATTAGCGTTATACCATTCCTGAGTAGGAATATGCAGAGATTCTGCCATCGCAGAAATCTGCAACCCCCGATCTTGCTTCATGTTCATAATCTGGATATTGATATCTTCCAGAGCCGCCTCACTCAAATCAGCGCCAGGCGTGAGTTGGTTACTGAAAGTGCCACCAGTAGCATTCACATGAGCAGAGCTGATAAGTGGTTGTCCATCAGGTGTTGTGAAGTACGTGCTAGTAAACGCATTGTTATACAGAAACGCCGCCACATTCTCCGTTGTCTGATTAATAGAGAATGCATTTGCCTTTGAACGTCGAGTAGAAACTTCCTTATAAAGATTGTCCTGAAGCTCCTCAAAGGTAACAATATAACCCAACGCATAAGCGATGTGCGCATAGGTAGTTACCCAACCCTGACTCTCGGAGTCAAAAGACATGGGAGCGCCCTGACCCTTCACAGGAGCCAGACCAAAACCACTTACCTCAACATCCTGTTCATACGCTCGTTGAGAGTTACGGACATCATACAGATCCGTATACTCAGTAGGATGCGCGTCATAGGTCTGTCCCCAAATCTCCCGGATACCCGGCCAAAGGAGTTTAGGATGAGTACCAGTATTGATTACACCAGGCATTTTTTATTCTCCTTAGAGGCCGGAAGTGCCAGCAGCCAGCTCATGATTATTAATCTTCACCAACCACTTCGCATATTGCCCAAAGGCATTGTCGATACGGTAGGAAAGGCCCAGGAGCTTAACTTGCAAAGTAGCAGTAGCTGCCTTGTCAACGCCATCAACGGTCCAACCAGATACAAAACCATTGTTAGTACCACTAACAAGGTTAGTATTCAAAGCAGTATCAGCAGCGGCAAGTGCGGAAGCACCACTATCCTGAACTTCAAAGATTACGTTAGGATCATCAACTACCAAAGCATACCACACACCAACAGAGTTAGCCGGTCGAACAGTACTATCAAGATTGCTTGGATTAGCAATCAAGCCAACAGACGTACCTAGGCCTACAATTACGCCGCGAATAGCTCCGGTATCAGCCGCAAGAACAATACCAGGAACACCATTAGAATCTGCGGTGCCAGATGAAATTACAGGGTCTCCAATTGCCAAGGCAGTGTTATAGCCTGAAGCAATAGAGTACAAATTGGCCTGCCCATTCCAAGGAGCACCATTAATGCTCTTGACAGGGCTAAGACCAGTAGGGCGATTTACATTAGCCATTACCGTCTCCGCTTATTAGGAGTGAAAAGGTCGGGTGCCGTGCCTTTCAAATACCGATTGTTCTGATCATATACTGTTTCACCATCATGGCCTGCACCGATCTTACCTC